CGCCAGCGATACGCACCAACCCATCCGGCGAGGCGTAAAGTGCCATATCCCCCATATCCACCATGCTGCGTTTGCTGATGCAAGCGTGTGCCGTATCCAGCCGTTCCAGGGTCATGGCACTGGGTTCAGTACCAAAGGCCACATAGGGATAACCGCTGGTAGTGATGATCACACTGTTGGCCGCTACCGCCAGTGACTGGATGTCGTACTCCACCGCCAGCCGATAGGCCGCTGGCCAAGCGTACAAGTGATAGGGTTCGCTGAACATCAATTCTTTGCCGGAAAAGCCCACCGCCACGCCACCGGGCAGTACCACCATGCCTTGCAGGTCATTGGGTGGCGCGATCCAGCCGATGGTTTTCAGGATGCCGCCCCGCTGATCCATCGGGGTTTGATCCACCACACTGGTGACGCCCACCGGGGTATCTGTACCGATGGTTCCAGCATTGTTGATCTGAGTGCAGAGCTGATACACGCCCACCTGCGTACTGGTGTAAACCCTGAAGTGGGTAATGTTCATGTCAACCGCACCCGGCCCTGAAGCCAGTGTCAGGTTGACAGTTTCACCGGGCAGTACGCTTATCTCAGCAGAAGGCAATGACGGCGGCCCTTCCCGTCCGTTCTCATCCACCCAGGTATAGGTATAGGTATAGAAGCGGGTTTCGGCGTCCACTGCCTGAGCATCCTCCAGCGGTGTGCCACTGAGAGTCATCACGGGTGCCACATCCGGCTCCGGCATCCCCAGTTGATGGTCATTAACCGGATAGTCACTACCACCACTCAATGCCAGACCATTATCTGTGTAGCGGGGACCTTTTACCGTGCCGGTGTAATAGACCCGGTTGTTGGGATCGTCCGCCACGGGTGAACGAATCACGTCAACGTCTTCGATCCAGTCAAACCAGTACCGTTCGCCTTCGTTGCGATAGAGGTAGATGGACTGCGGGGTATCGTTCAGGGACTTTTCATCGGCGGGTTGATAGTAGGCTCTCAGGCTGCCATTGGTTAAACGACAGTCAATGGCTGCCTCCGCCTGGGTATCTTCCAGCAGATGGCTGTCCAGCCAGGGGACTTCGCCGGTAAAGGAGGTGATATCGAGTTTCATGGTGGGTTATTTTTTCAGCCCGTACACCGAAACCGTGCCCACCAGTTTGTTCTGGTTCATGGCTTCCGCGTAGAACTTGATGCCCGCGATCGAGCCACTCACCGGTGCCGACAGGGTTGCCGTGATGTACTGGTCACCGTTGCCACTGTCCAGATGCGCAGTGAAGGAACCTTTACCATTCGGGTTCACGGAGACCGTCATTGTCCCGGACAGAAAGACCGACTCCATCTCACCATTCACCAGGGCATAGCCGGAGTATTGGCCAGCCGACAGCGTATACCCGTCACTCTTGATCACCGAGGTATTGGCCCAGCCGTACCCCGTTACCCAGGAGCCATCGGACTGCTTAAAGGCCATGCCCAGTTTTTTCTCCCGGTAGTCACCGTTGTCATCAATCCCGAGGTTATTAATGACCAGCTGATACCCGCCATAAAGGGCATCATCAAAACCGATGTCCAGCACCATTTCTGAAACACCCGACTGGGATACTGTACTGAGCAGTTTCATATCGTCTTCCTCTGCGTTATTGCCCTGGCTCTCCAATGCCTCTATCCGTGCGGTCAGATCGGTAATAATGTCCTGAAGGCTCTCTACTGAAGCAATGGTGTGAATATGATCCGGTGGCGCGGTTAATGAGGTCACCACCCCACCCACCAGTGCGAACAACTTGCCATCGGCGGTATTGATCGCCACCTCCCCTGAGGCCAGATCCGACGACAGCGGGACCTTGCCGGGTGTCGCCGAGCTTTTCAGTTTGATGGTGTTGGACACAGGCCCATTCCTCTGGTTGCTGTCGGATCAGAAGGTGCCGCCATCCAGCACCACACCGTTCACCGAACCACCGGTGATGGTGACACTGGCTGCGGACTGAAGCGCCATGCTGTCCAGCCCCAGGTTACTCCGGGCAGTGGCGGCGTTGGTCAGATCCGCCAGGTTGGAGGATTTGGCCAGTTTGGTGCCGATCTGGGTGGTCAGGTTGCTGATGGTGTCGGGGTCATCCCCCAGTGCCGCCGCCAGTTCGTTCAGGGTATCCAGCGCTGCCGGGGCTCCGGCCACAATGGCATCCACACCGAGCTGAACCCGGGCATCCACCTGCGCCTCATTCAATCCGCCGGAACCGGTAGCGGTCAGCACGCCGCTGCCATCAATGGCCAGGCCAGTACCCACCTTGATACCACCGAGGGTCGCTCCCGAGGCCGTGGGCAGGCTGTAGTTATTGGCGTTATCGTCGATCCCGGCCAGTTTGGTGACCACTGTTTCACCACCGACGGCGGTTACGGAGCCATCGGTTTCACCGATAAACAGATACCCGGAGGCTTCCGAGTAGGCCAGCTCCCCTTCCGCCAGGCTGGCCGGGGTGTTGGTAATGGCACTGCGTTTAATCTGAATGGTGTTCGCCATGGTTGACGCTCCTGTCTATCTATGACGGTTTATACCCGTCGCCTTTGAAGTTGCTACTTTGTTGGCTGCATTCACTCTCCTTGGTCACATAGTATTTCTATGCTCCCAAGGCTTCGCTCGCTTGCCGCCGCGTAGCAACTCCAAATCCTTTGGGTATTGAAAGAAAGCGGTCAGAAATAACCGCCATTTACATTGGCAGCAGGGCTCTGGTTCACCAGGTCTGCCACCGAGTCATGCAATACCTCCATCTCGTTTTTCATGGCGGTCAGTTGCAACTTGTCGGCCTCATGGGCATCGTGCCAGCGTTGGATATCGCCATGGTGCTGGGTGATGTCGCTGTTGAGCTGCCGGTTTTCCGTGGTCATCGCCCACAGCGAGCTGGACAGGGCATCGGCACGCCCGACTGCCTCTTCGATCTGTGGCAACCCCGTGGCCAGGGCTTCCTCGATCGCCTGCCGGTCTTCGGCAATGCTCTGCTGCTGGGCAGCCACCACGGCCACGCCGTTTCCAAGGGTGGCGACCACGGTCGTCTCGTTGGCCATCGCGGGCTCCTATCTCAATGCGTGGGTGACGCCTGCCTGAACAACAACCGTTCCAATAGCCACCGTCGACACCGCCTGACCATCGGGCGTGGTGACCTGGACATCAAACTCATAACGGTAGGGAGTCAGCTCATTGGTCTCTTCCGGTGTCAGGGACATCACCGCCGTCGTGCCGGATACCGCCATCCGTTTTTGCAACACGGCTTCGTCATCCGGCTGCATCCGGTGAAACTTCAGGGTGAAGATCAGCGTCCATCCGGTCAGGTCCAGCGACGTGCCATCCTCACCACTGAACGACACCGGTACGGAATAGCTGTCACCCCGGATAAAGGCAGGCAGGGTAGTGGAAGCGGGAATGGCCATCAGACAAACCGCCTGCGGGTCACCGACTGTTCGCCACCACTGACACCCACCAGTCCACGGATGCGCTTGCGGTTGAGTTCCTTCTCATACTTCTGCAGATTGACCTCTGCAAGCTGCGGGTTGGTCCAGGGCTCATCGGGCATCATTTGCAGATCTGCCAGTACACCCCAGCAGGCAAACTCAAGTGTCAGGTTGCCCACCTCGTCCGGCACTTCTGTGGCAGCAAACGATGGCATCAATGTCAGCTCAATATCGTGCATGGCATTCTTGTCAGGGATCGGAGCAACTTGCAGTGCGTTGGTTTCAACATGGCGGTAGTAATAAGGGGTACCGGAAGCGAGGTAAGGCGGCAGCAGATCACGGCTTTCCAATCGGGTGCCGTCTTCCCGCAGGAGATTCTGCACCGTGGCAATCTCACTGCCAGCGGGGTCGGTCAGGGTGTAGTCCTTAATGCCCTTCACCATAAACAGCTTGTCATGATGTCGCCAGATATTGGCCCGGTGACAAATGTCCCGCAGGGTAATGATCAGGTAATTACGGATCACCTGATCCGGGCAGCCCTTGGCATAGGGCCGTATTCTGCCCAGATAAACGTCCAGTTCCATCTATCTCTCCACCTTGCCCTGTAGCATCTGCCGGAAAAGCTGATCCACGTTCCACTTCAGCCCCAGGTCATTGGCAAACATGGCCAGGTAACTCTGCGCCTGCTGCATATTGGCTTCCGTTTCCATATCCATGCTGAATGCCCGGAACAGCATGTAGTTGATCACCGGGTTGATCCACAGTTCATCCAGACTGAATAACTGGGTATCCGTGTCAAAATCGGTAATGGCTATTCGTGCGGGTGCCTGGCTGACCAGCAGGTTCAGCGGGTGATCCGTAGGGGGCACCGGGTACACATAAAACACCGACGGGCTTTTCTGGTCGTAGACATACTGTTCCACATCCGTACCGGTGGCTGTCGTCCAGTTGGGCAACAGACTGTCGAGGCTGCTACGGGTGGAGGCAATCACCGTCCGGCCTGTGGATGGATTGTCCACAATATCCAGCAACCGGTATGTACCTGGCGGCAGTGACTGCACCGCCTGCGCCTGACAGGTAAAGGGCAGTAGCTGCGAGTTCACATCAGGCCGGTTCTGCACCACCGCCAATATCGCCTCGTTATAGGCATCCAGCAGGTTGGCATTGGTCCAGCGGGGGACGGCAGCGTTGTCCTGAAGCAGGTCACGCACCCGCTGGATGATCTCGGTAACCTTCATCACCTACAGCCGGTTACCCTGTTGATCACAGAACTCCAGATCCACGCCTATTCGTATCTTCAGCCTCGGATTGTAGATAAAGACGCTGTTGTTGTTCTTGTTCATCACAAATCGCAGCGGCTTCCGGGTTCGTAGTTGGGGTGTTGGCGCTGGCTGTTCCAACGCGGTGAGCACCTCAGCCATGCCTGGCTCTTCCAATGCCTCCTGCTCTTCCGGTTGCTCCAGTGACTCACCACCGTTCATCAGCTGACGTATTTCGTTTTTTAACTCATCCAGCTTCTTGCGCTTATCGAACTCCACGTTAAACATCTGCCGGGCAAAGGATTCCAGTTCGTCCTTGCTACGGCAGGTTTCCAGGTTAAATGCCATTTTTTCAGCTCCTCTGAAAAACGCTTCCCGCTACCCGCCGCCCGCACCCCGCAAAGCACCACGAATGTAGTCTTGTTCGGAAAGCAGGCAGCGGGAAGCGGGCAACGAAAAAATTAAGAACGCTTGGCTGCCAGCAGAACACCCGCATCCGGCTTCAACACCTTATAGCCATACACCTGCAGGCCACGGTGTCCCATGCCGAAGTGCTTCTCCAGCGTCAGCGATTCATGCTTGATAAACTGCGACGCAAACCCGGCGAAATCTTTCACGCCCGCCAGGCACTGGGTCACCCCCGACGCGGTGGCCAGGTTGTTACTGCAGTACAGCGTGAACCGGTCGATGATCCCGAGTCGTCCGTTACGCATGATGGAGGTACCATCACCGGCCAGAGAGGCATCTTTCAGCTCAGACTTCTTGATCATCCCGCACACCCAGGGTGGCAGTACCAGCCAGCGGTCGGACTCGGGAATGTTCTTCTCGTCCAGCAGCGTGCCCATATCGACGATGTAATCCAGCACATTGGTCTTATCCACCACCACACCGGTACCACCGCCGTCGATCTTGTTGTCCGGATGCACATCGGTGTAGATATTCCCCAGTACATCGC